GGAGACTGCGGGTCCGGTTGCGTGGATGTTAACGGGAAGATTATCGGCTTTCATTATGCCGAGGGAAAACCCGGGAAAACAAATAACGCAATTCCTGTGTCGGCTGCGTTCATTAGCGCTTTCGACAGCCCTCCAAAAAACGAATAAGCCTCCTTGAAGCTCCAAGGGTCGGGAGCTATCAAGGGAGGCCAAAACAACCTGAGTTACCTTTAGAGGTGCTTGGGTTTTGTACAAAACGACCCTTAGCCCAGAGTCACTTTCACAAAGCTCCTTGGTTTAGCCAAGCGGAGCCCGATGATCTGTCATACTGTCCGAGTGAGATGAGTGTTAAAGCTCTACAAGTAGGAATGGAAAAAGTTCCGAAAGAGAGAATGCACTTAGATGAAGCTACCTTAATGGAAGCAGAAGAAATTCTCATTCAAATGTTGACTCCGATCTGGGGCCCCAAAATCGCTGAACTGGTGCGGACATACGAGGAGTGTGTGGCATTACTAAACTTGGTCAAATCACCAGGATTTCCCTGGAATGTTGACTGTATGGATAAGTTACAAGCCATGCTACGCTTCGGTCCCGAAATACAGAAGTTAGTGGAAGAGGTTCTAGCGTTGCCAAATCCAGCAGATCAGGAATGGAACCCTCAGGTAGGGCCTGATGCTATTGGTACCTTCACTTTGAAGGATGAATTACGTGATGCGTTGAAAGTAGCGCTGCATCGAACAAGAGTGTTTGTTGCTGATACCTTGCACAAGTTGCTCGTCGACAAGATTTTATTTTCTAAACAAAACGAGCTGTTACAGGAAAATCTGGGGAAACACCCCTCAACTGTCGGAATTAGAGTCCCAGGGCCTGAATTCGTGCGTCTTTTCATGGACGTGTTAAAAGAGGCGGAGGGTTATGACTCTGACGTGAAGGGGAGTGATTTGAGATTGCCTTTACCACTCGCAAGAGGGGTGAGGAATGTTCGGGCACATTTTCTCCCGAAAAACCTGTTTGGTGCGATCTGTTGGTCGTATAATTGGACGTATTGTGGTGCTGGACAAATCTTAGGAGTAATCTATAGAAAACTCCAGCAATCCTCAGGGTCCGAAAACACGGCTCAAGATAATGGTTTGGCCTATACTCTGATGTATATTTACTTGTGGCTTCAAGATGGTCACACTGCGAAG